TTAAGGCGAAGAAGATATGAAGATAAGTATATTCGTAGCATTAGGGAATATAGGAAATACACCTGACGATTGGCAGTATGCTTGGCGTGAAGCTATTGAGAGTTATTTAGATTTTGCAGATGAGGTGGTTATTGTAAGTGGAAATAATGATACCACTAATTTATTTATAAATAATTTTAGTGGCGAGTGTATGCAAAAGGATAAAATTAAAATTGTTGAAATGCCGTGGAAATATGACTTTAGTTGGGAAACTATTGCACAGCATTTTAACAAAGGGCTAGAAGCGTGTACTGGGGATTGGATTATGAAAATGGATATTGATTATATTATCCACGAAAGAGATATGAAAACATTAAGGGCTAAGATGTTAGAGGGTTGGAAGAAGAATTACCCATTAATGAGTTTTATGAAATTTACAGTATTAAATAAGGACAAAGCATATGAAAAAGTCCACGTACCATTTATCATCAGAAAAGAAAAGCGAGATGAAATTAGATTTGGAATACCAACAGATGACCATAAGAGTGCGTGGGGGTATCCAATTTTGGTTAAAGGTTTTGACAAGAAACGAGGATTACCCACTGGCACGAGTATCCCAGACAATTATATAATGAGTACCAGTACACGAATATATAACTATGATAATACATTTAGGAATAAAGAAAAAACAGGTGAACACTTTTTGAGGTTTAGTTTAGCTGGGGAAAGGGCTGGGTTCAATAGGAACTGGGGAAGTACAAGAGAGGAAGCGTTGAATATGTTTTGTAGTATGATGTGGAGTAGAATTAGAAAGACGCAAGAGTGTTATAAACCATTAACACTAGCAGACCACCCTAAGTATATAAGGGAAAGAATTAAAGAATTAACGCCTGATTTATTTGGGCATAGTAGTTGGATAGATTAATATGAACTATAAACTAGCAAAACAACTTAAAGACAGCGGGTATGAATTAACCTGTTGTTCGGAAACAAGCAATCATATTCAAATAGGTAATCAACCTTATTTAATCCCAACCCTCTCTGAACTTATAGATGCTTGTGGGGAAGAATTTGTTCAATTGTATTATTTTAATGGGAGTAAAGATTGGTGTGCGAGTGGTGGAATAAATATGCTTAGTAAAGAAAATACTGAAAAACTAAGACAAGGAACTACTACTCAATATAGTGAAATGGGCAAAACCCCAGAAGAAGCAGTAGCTAAATTATGGTTAAAGTTAAATGTATGAATATTGATTTGGCGTGTGGTACAGATAAGAAGTTCGGTTATCACGGTATAGACATAGTTGATTATGGGCAACAGTATATTACCGTTCCATAATGAAACTATAAATAGATTTGACGCTTGGCATATATTTGAGCATTTATATTGGGAAGACGCTAGGAACTTATTATTGGAGTGCCATAGATGTTTGAATAAAGACGGTAAGATACATATACAAGTACCTGACGGTAATGATGACAAGCAACGAAGACCATATCATATAATACTTTATTCTAAATATTCATTTGATTTTATTAAGGGAAAAGATAATGAGTTTTACAAACTGTTTGGATTAGCAAACGTTTATATAAGTAAATACGATTACATTAATTTTATACTAGAAAAGAAATGACATTTTGGGAAACACAAATGGCTCATCAGCCAACTAAGGAATACTACGAAGCAATTAAAGAATACTTTGGTGATACTTTTTATAAGCCAGGATTAGAGGGCAAAAAGGTATTGGAAATAGGAGTGCAAGAGGGTATATCTACTAGGGCATTTTTAGAACTAGGTGCAGACCTACACTCTGTTGACCCTGACTTATATCCTAACGCTAAAGAAGTTGTTAAAGATACAGGTAAGAAATGGAAGTATCACGGTATGAAAAGTGACGAATACTTTAAGACCTGTAAAGATAAGTTTGACTTAATATACATAGACGGTGACCACCATTATAAAACTACTAAGAGTGATTTGAATAATGCTATGAACCATATTAAGACACCAGGCATTATAGTAGTACACGATTTTTTACATAATCATAACTTTGATTATAAGCAAAAGAAGTGTGTAGCCGAAAAAGGTTATGGTATAACCCAAGCGTGTTGCGAGTTTTTAAAAGAGAGAAAACATTTAGTGGCTAAGATAATGCCACCTTATCCTGGATTTTTAATAATTTATATAACATAATATGAGAATAATGATAACTAGGGTATTTACATAACTGGGTAATAGGGTTATAATAGAATTATCTAATAAATAACGATAAAACTATGAAACCAAAAGACAAAGGGTTTAAAGCATTACTAGGTACAAGAGATATAGACGGTAGGTTTATAAAGGGTTATGAGCATACTGATGAGTGGAAAGAACAAAAAGCAGAGCAAATGAAAGGCAATAAGAATTGGGATAATGAGAAAAGCAAGGCAACCCAGTTTAAAAAAGGGCATAAATCAGTATCACCAAAAGCTGGTAAAACCCACCCAAATTATAAATATGGTGCGAGAGGTGGGCGTGTATGGAACGAGTGGCGTGATAAGGTACTGGAACAGGCAAACCATAAATGCGAGAAGTGTGAGGGTACTAAGGGGTTAATGGCACACCATATAAAACCACACGAAGATTACCCTGAATTGAAGTTTGAAACAAGTAATGGTAAAGCATTATGTGGTAGGTGTCACTTTTATACACATTTTAAACGAATATTATAATTAAAAACACTAACTATGAAAATATTAATATGTCCTGACGTTGACGATTGGGCTATCGGTGCATTAACCAAGTCAATCATCAAGTATAATCCTAGATTTAATTTTGAGAAGATTTGTGTACACCCAAGAGGTATGGCACAAAGTTTTATCTATTTACACGACGCTATTAAAGACGGAATAGATTTATGGCACGGACAGTATTGGAATAGTGCGTTGAATATAATCAGGGATATACCTGACTATAAGAACGTACCGAGTTTATTAACACATCAGAACCACGAAAGTTTAGAGAAAAAGGATTGGAACGTATTTACTGCGTTAGCACACCCTACCCATTACGGAGTTGATTTATTAAGTAAGAAACATAAACGAGTATTCCATATACCACACGGAATTGACCTTGATAGATATAGTTGGATTGATGAACCGTGTGAAGAAGATAATATAGGATATGTAGGTAGAGTATTACCACATAAACACCTTGCTGATATTTGTATGGCAGCGAAGAAACTAGATTACAAAGTAGTTGGGAGTGGTTATGTAGAGAAGATTGATTATTGGAACGAAGCGTGTAAGCCATATTTAGAAGCTGGAACACTTAAATTTATTGGTGGTGCTGGGCGAGTTAGTATGTCACCAGCGAATATGAAAGATGACCTATATAGGAAGATGAAAGTATTTGTTATGTATTCTACTGGCGAGAAAGAAAGTGGTACATTACCATTATTTGAAGCTATGGCGAGAGGAGTGCCAGTTATGGCAACCTCACAAGGTTCTGCTAGGGACTTAATAGAGGACGGTAAGAACGGTATCATATTTACGGAAGATAATTTTGAGAAGAAATTAGCCGAAATTATGGAAGATAAAGAGTTGCGTATGAAGATTAGGAAGAACGCTTGGCAGACAATTAAGAATTATAGCGACCAACGTTTAGCTAGAAGATACGCCAAAGCATATTATGATGTTGCGTTTAATAGTCAACCTGTTGTATCCGTTATAATCCCTACGTTTGAGAGAGCAGAACATTTAGCAGATACAATCCTAAGCGTAGAGAAACAGGATTATATTGCTAAAGAGATTATAGTAGTTGATGACGGTAGTGATGATGAGGGTAAGACCAAAATGGTTTGTAATGAATTGAAGAAGAAGATTAAAACACCGTTATTATACCTAAATACTAATGATACAAAGCATTACGGATTGGCTAAAGCTAGAAATATGGGAGTAGTAGAAAGTTTAGGTGAGGTATTATTATTCCTAGATGACCGTCTTAACCTAGAGGACGGTGCGTTAGAAGAAATAGTTACTGTACCAAGTGGAGTGTGGAACTATGGTGCTAAAAGAACTAAAACTGGATTATCAACCAAGCGAACATTTATAGAGAACTTTAGCTGGATTAAGAAGCACGATTTTGTACACGGTGGTATGTTTAATGAACGTATGGGTTATTACGGTGGTATGAGCCAAATACTCCGAGAACAGTATAGTCAGAAAGTTGAATTTGTTAGCAGTAAGGGCTAAACGTGGACGTAAGAGTGATATATGGAAAGCTAAAGATATAATTAATAAGATATATGACTAAATCATTTAGTAGTAAAGATAATGACGAAAAAGATATAGATTTTGGATTTGGTATTGGTTGGGGATTTACATTAGGTTTAATGGTATTTGCTATTTATTTATTAATTAATCATTTATGAGAAATAGAATTTAAATAATTAGAATAGGATATATGATTGATTATTGCAACTATACTAAAAAAACAAAATTTTTACCTAGAGATACATTAAATGGAAAGCCTTGCTTTTGGACAGAGGATAGGCATTATCGTTCATTTTGTGCTAATTGTGGTAATTCACATATCCTTAGTTCAATACCTCCTAATTCTCAATTAGTTAAATCACCATTTGATGTAGATGAATGTAAGGCACACTTTCCTGATAAGAATGGAGTTATAAATCATATTGGAGATTGTCAAAAAATAAAAAGAATTGAATTAGGTTGTGGAAAAACACCGAGAGACGGCTATGATGGAATAGATGAACAAGATTTTGGGCAATTATATAAAGCAGATGTATTAGCAGTATTAACTAAATTTAAAGATAATAGTGTTGATGAGATATACGCTAGTCATTTTTTTGAACATTTATATCCCGATAAAGTAATTGATACTCTTATCCAAGTGTATAGGGTATTAAAAATAAATGGTCAGCTATGGATTATAGTACCTCACAAAGAACACGAAAGAGCTAATGTACTTTGGCACAGAACATTTTTCACAGAGTTTACATTTAGTGATTACTTCAGAAATGATAAATGGCAGATAATAGAGTTAGTTACTAATAGTAGAAAGGATATACATTGTAAAGTAATAAAATTATGAAGAAAATAGAAAAAATGATGCTTAAAGAAGCAAAAAGACTTAAAAAAACAAAAGAGGTTGAGTATTGTAAACCAAATTGTGTTGAATGTTTAATCGCTACTGCTAAAAGTGTTATTGATGAAAAATTAGATATTGAAATGTCTACAATAGATTTTGTATATAGTATGTGTGGCGAGGCAACAATGGGAACAGATTTTATAATGCTTGATTTAATAAGAAAGATAAAAAGTAGAAAATTAAAAATATGATAGGAGTATTTATATTAACAATAGGACAAGAAACCGAGAAAGAAGCAATCGCTAGTATTAAAAATCAAGTTGATGATGTTCAGATTATAAGAAATGTATCACCAGCTAATAAAGCAGAAAATTTAGGATTTAAATTAGCTGAAGAATATAACTACGATTATTTTATGTTCTTAGGTGCTGATACTATACTGAAACCAAATGCTATAAAGGTTATAATGTCTTATATGACAGATGAATTATGGTGTGTAATGGGAAGACTAGAAGATTACTGGCGTGGCACAGAGGATTATGCTAATCACTTATATAGTCTGAAAGCGTTAAAAGGATACAGGGTTAATGAAACAGATTTAATGTATGACCATAGAATACATTGGGATATGGAAAAGAAGGGGTATAAAAAAGTAGTTACTAAAGAGGTTATAGGTAAACATCACCCAGTTTGGACTGTTAGAGAAGCATTTGAAAAACATTTATTTAGTGGCAAGAGATATAAAGAAAAAGATTTTAAGAAGTATTTTGACCAAGTTGTTAAGCGATATAAGGAAAACCCTTGCGAAGTTAATCGTGCTGCTAAGATTGGTTTTCAATTAGGCATAGGTGCTAATGCTGAACCACTAACAAACAAAGAAACTAAAGAGTGGAAAGATAATAAAAAGAATTTTAAAATTAATGATAAATTAGTATGGTAAAGAAGAAACTTAAAATAGTAGCAACTACCTGGCACGTGATGCATTGGTTTGACTTTTTCAACGCATTAAAAGATGACGCACACTTTTTCTTAATTGATAACCCGGCAAAGGAGTGGCGCAGAGAGGAATACCTAGCTAGTCGTCCTATACCGAATAACGTAACCTTTGTACCATACTACGAAAAGGGGAAATATGACTTTGCCATTCTTAATGTTGACCAACAATGTATTAATCCTAAACTAGGTAAGTCGCAAGTAGTAATGGATTTGAATGCCGAGATACAAGACATTCCAAAAATATTTATAAATCACGCTACACCTGTCTATCCTGAATTTGTATCTGAACCCGATATGACCAAAGAGCAAGAAGAAGAAATTGTTAGGAATAAGATTAAACAAATAGTTGGTGATAACTTAATGGTCGTCAATAGCTATAAGGCAGTAGAGGAATGGGGTAGTCAATTTAGAAATGTTGTACCTATTTGGCACGGCATATCTGCTGATGAGTGGTTTCCGTTACCGAAAGAACCCAGAGTAGCGACTGCTGTATCTGCTGGTGGTTGTGATGAATACTATAATCGTATGATAATGAATAAAGTGTCAACAGATTTACCAATACAAAATGGACATATACTTTGGTGGGCTAAGCGCAATACTTCAAAGTTATTCCGTATGGGTGATACATTTACTAAGAGGGAAAACTATCAGAAGTTTTTAGGTAAATCACTTCTCTACTTAGACCTTACTTATCGTACACCTATGAATAGAGGTAGAACTGAAGCTATGTTATCTGGTTGTTGTGTAGTACAGATTGAGGGCGCACACGACCTAGAGAAATTTGCAGTACATAATGAGAATATGATTATTGTTCCAAATAATATGGAGATTATATTAACTACCCTAAATGTATTACTTGAAAGTGAATACGAGAAGTGTGTAGAGATAGGTAAGAACGCTAGGAAGACAGCTATGAAATTATTTAACAGAGAACAGTACCGTAAAAGTTGGCTTGATTTAATTAACAATAAAATACTAACGAAATAAATATATGACTAAATATAAAATATTAATGGGTGACGAAGATGAACTAAAAATATTAGTAGAAACAGCTTTAGAAGCAGGGTGGTCGTTGCAGGGTGGGGTTATTTTCTGTCAACATAACACATTCGCACAAACAATGGCTAAATAATTAATACTAAAGAAATAATATGAACGCATACTATGTATCAATAAAATATTATGATTATAGTCAATCTGGTAATTATAATTCACAAAACTATAATGGACTATTATCTTCTATGTCAAGTTGTGATGGAAGTATAAGTGGTAAGAATAGTAATATTAAGATTGGTTACTTTAACAAGGAAGACGCTGAAAATGTTATGAAAGAATACTCTAAAATGCTTAATGATGAAATGATAACGGCTTGTAATATATATGGAGAATTAATAATGTTAAGAAGTAAACAGGTTATTTCTATTTCAGTTAGTAATAATGAATTTAATGTAACAACAGTAGAACCAGAACCAAAATTAATTAATTCTAAAAATTATTTTAAAAAAATATGAATGTATCATTTTTAACTTTCGAACGCTATCACGGAAGAGCTAAAGGCACTATCGGTTCATCACAGATTAGGGCAAGGTGGCTAGTAGAGAAGTGGGACGAAGCTAAGCTATGGACAGTTGGTCAGAAGTTTGACGCTCTTATTCTACAAAAGGTTTATTGGGAACAGATGATTAATGACTTTAAGGGAGTTAAGATATTAGATTTATGCGACCCTGATTGGCTCAATGGTGATGTTGAGATAGTAGATGTAATGAAAAGAGTTGACCACGTAACCACATCAACAGAGGGCTTAGCTAAGTATCTTGGTCAGATGACTAAGACACCAATAACCGTTGTGCCTGATAGATTGAATATGGATTACTTCACAGAACAGAGAGAGCACACAGAGAGAGCAAGAAACGTAGTATGGTTTGGGTATTATCATAATGCCAAGCAAGTATTAAACGCACCATTATTACAGAGCTTGAAAATGCGTGGATTAGGATTGACCGTTGTAAGTAATGCAGACTATTTACCAGCTAATGATATGGGAGTTAATATACAGAATATAAATTGGACACCTGAAAATGCTTATATGGATATTAAGAGTGGTGATTTTGCTATTAATCCACCGAGTATGACTAGAGGGTTTAGATTTAAGAGTAATAATAAAACATTAATTGCTTGGGCGTTAGGATTACCTGTTGCTAATACTGCTGATGAAATGGATAAGTTTATTAATCCTGATGAACGTAACAAGGAAGTTAAAATACGTATGGAAGAAATTAAAAAAGATTGGACAGTAGAAAAATCAATAGAACAATATAAACAAATACTATGCAAAGTAGAACAAACGAAGAAATAACAAAAGAATTTTTAGCATATTGCAAGGAATTGGGATTTGGAAAGTTTGAGGTTAATGTGATTGACGGTGTACCGAAGAAGATTACAAACGTAAAACAAGACGTGAGATTTGACTTGAAAACAGGGTATCAAGATATATCTATGAAATAGCCCTTGACAAAATTATAAGGATAGTATTATAATTAGGGAAATAGACCTACTAATAAACCAAGAGGTTGTTAATTAACAATTTTCAGTTTATTATTATGGGTAAAATACAAGAATACATTAGAAGTGCATTGGGCATTAAGACAGAAACAAAGGAAGCCGAAGTACCTTTTGTACCTATTAATGGTATTGGTACAGCGCAACAAAGTTTAGATAAGTCAGCATTATTGGAACAATATAAGGGGTGGACATACGCTGCAGTTAGCAAAATTGCTAGTGATTGTAGTAATGTAGAGGTTACATTAAATAAAATGGACGCTAACGGTAACGTAGAGGTAATAAAGCAACACGAAGTATTGGATTTGCTTGATTTTGTTAATCCTTTTTCTACTTATGCAGATTTAGTTGAGACAACTATTATGTATAAGAAGTTAGCTGGAGATAGTTTTTGGTTATTATTTAAGAAAAACAATAAGCCAGTAGAGATATGGCAATATTTACGACCAGACTTAATGGGAGTAGTTCCTAGTAAGACTGATTTTATTGCTGGTTATACATATAAAGTGCCAGGCGAGGGGAATATAGTTAAGTTTAATGTAGATGATATTATAATGTTTAAAGACCCTAACCCACTTGACCCTTATCGTGGAGTTAGTCCTGTAAAAGCAGCCGAATTTGCTATTGCTACTGATGTTAAGGCGAAAGAGTGGAACTTTACTTTCTTTAATAATTCAGCTAGACCTGATACAGTATTTAGTTTTGATGAGGGTATAGACGAAACACAGGCAAAACAACTGAAAACACAATGGGAAAATGCCCATAGAGGTACTGCTCACTCCCAAAGAACAGCATTTATTAGTAAAGGTAAGGTGCAACAGGTTGGTATGAGCCAAAAGGATATGGACTTTTTAGAGCAGAGAAAGTTTAGTAGAGATGAGATATTGGCTATGTTTAAAGTACCGAAAGCCCTATTAGACCCACAGGAATTGAATTTTGCGAGTGCTAAGACAGCTAAGGACGTATATTATGAGGGTGTCATTGAACCTGAAATGCGTAGATTTGTTGGTACATTAAATGAATTTCTATTACCGTTTTACGGTGGTGATAGTTTATTTTTTGACTTTGTAAGTCCGAGAGAAGCTGATAGAGATATGGTATTAAAATCATATGAGGTATTAAGTATGGTTGGTGCTATAACACCTAATGAAATTAGGCAATCAGAGGGATTTGAACCGATTGAGGGTGGTGATGATATTATGGGAGTTGATGAAACTGAAGTATTAAATGCAGAGGGTAAGGGAAAAAAGAAGAAATATAATATAAGAGTTAGAAGTAGGAGTACATCTGCCGAAGCGTTAGCTGATATTAAAGAGAAGTTAAGAGATACTGACGCATTTAAGATTAAAGAGAAATTAGTATTAAAACCCAAGATGAGTAAATCTGAACACGAGAAGTTTGGAGAACGATATTGGACTAAACAAATATATAAACTAGATAAAGAAGAAGAAAAGTTTAAGAAAGAACTTGATAAGGAATTTGATAGACAAGAAAAGCAAACATTAAAACAACTTGCTGGTAAGAGTGTTAGTGATGTTAACTTTGATTTAGGCGAGGAAACTAAAATATTTAGAAAAACATTTAGACCAGCAGTTACAGCTTTGATTGCGTTTAGTGGTGAAGACGCTTTGGGTGATTTGGGATTAGACGGATTTGATGTAGATAAAAATATACAGGCATATATTATGAGTGACGGATTAGAGTTTTGCAAAGGAGTAAATGAAACTACTAAAAATAAAATTAATAAACAAATTGCAGACGGTGTTGCCAATGGTGAGGGTACTAAAAAGATTGCTAAAAGAATTACTGGTATATATGCAGAAGCTAAGACAAGTAGAGCAAATAATATTGCAAGGACAGAGGTTGCTAAGTCAACCGAGTATGGAACATTAGAAGCGTGGAAACAGAGTGAGGTAGTTGAGAGTAAAGAGTGGTTTACTGCTTTAGATGAAAGGGTATGCCCAATATGTATGCCTTTACACGGTAAGACAACCAAATTAAATAAAGATTTTTCTGCGACTGACGGATTTGGATTAGTTGAAACACCACCAGCACATCAACAATGTCGCTGTGTAATATTACCTGTAACGATTACTAAGCAACAACAAATGCTTAACTTGAAAAAGAAAGAGAAAGAATTAGAGCAAGTTATTCAGGAAAATAAAGATAAGACTGATGAAGCAGTTAAAGAGGTTAAGGTAAATGCTGGAAAAGAATTAGAAGATTTAAGAACAGTTAAAGACAAATTAAATAAGATAGTAGATGAGCAAGGCGACTAAAAGTTCCAAGACATTAAACGAATTTTTTGGCGATAAAAGTCAAGATGTTAGGGTTATTATGCCTAAAGCATTTTTGGCTAACCTTAGCACAGAACTAGACAAATCTAACAAGCGTATATCTGACGCTGTTACAAAAAATGATAATAAGGAATTAATAAAAATATTAATTGAAGACAATCAAGAGTTAAAGGGATTGATGACAAACCTAGAGAACGCTATTAGAGAAAGCCGAGTTGACCAAGTAGAAATTTTAAACTTACAAGAGCCACAGGAAATTGAGATACCTGAATACCCAGCAGAGATTGATATTAAAAAACCAAAGTGGTATCAGAAATTTGATGATACAGGCTTAAAGACACTTATTAAAAATGGGTTTGAATTTTTAGGGAAACAACTGAACCTTGATAAATATAAAGATAAGAAAAATGCATTAGCAGTTAGATTGGTAGATAAAACTGGTAAATCTTTTTATGACGCTATGTTCCAAGCTATAAGTGGGAGTGTACCTAATTTTATGGACACTCACTTAATGGCTTATAATGGTGATACTGGGAAATGGCAAGGAGTAACAGGACACGCCTTTAATGGTGATATGACAGTAGATACGTTCCCACACGAAGCAGATACTCACGTACCACTTGGCGAAGTAACTGGACATAGTTCGGTAAATAAGTTTGGTAGAAATAGTAATGTTGATACTGGCACAACAGAAGAAATTTGGGACGGTAGTAGAGTATACGTATTCCCAACAACAGCTTCAATTACACATATTAGGTCAGCAGTAGATAGTGCAATTACACAAGGAGTGGTTTGTGAAGTTCAGGGATTAGATACTAATTGGGATTTAGTAGTTCAGAACGTTACAACAGACCCAGCTGATAGTGAAACAGAAATAGAACTAGGTACTGCCTTACGTAGAGTATTTAGAGTTAAGGTATTAGATGATACTTCTTTAGACCAAGATATTTGGGTCGGTCCAAACCCAGCTACGGCAGCAAATTCTAGTGCGATAGTACAAGCTGGTAACAACCAAACCTTAATGGCTATCTATACAGTACCAAATGGAAAGACAGCAGTAATGACTAATTATTATATATCAGTTAATCCAGCAACAGGTAAAGACCCAACATCTATGCCTGTTCGTATGTGGGCAAGAGATAATGAAAATGGATATGCACCACAGTTAAAGCACGTTCAGGGTTTAGTAGCTGGGTATATACAACAAGAGTTTCACCCACATTATAGATTTAATCAGCAAACAGATATATATTTTGACGCTACACCAGTAGGTAAACCAGCAGATGTGTCGTTGGGATTTGACTTAATACTAATAGATAATAATTAAAAATATAAATTAATACGTAAAGATAGGTTTATGGAAAAAATTAAAGGTAAAATAAAACAATTAAATAAGGATACGATAACCGTAGTCGCTTCATCTAATGCAGTTGACCGTGACGGTGATGTACTTGACCCAAAGGGTTGGGATTTAAAAAACTTTCAAACAAACCCTGTTTTGCTATGGTCACATAATGCTAGTGAATTACCTATTGGTAAAGTGTTAGATGTACATACAGAGGGTGATGAATTAATAGCAGAAGTTAAATTTGCTGACCACACATTTGCTGGGGAAGTAGAGAAGTTGGTACGCAACGGATTTATTAATACTACATCAGTTGGCTTTATGCCACAGGAAGTAGAAGCAAAAGAAGCTTTAACATCTAAACAGGAATTATTAGAACTTTCGTTTGTAAATGTTCCTAGCAATCCTACTGCAACAGTAAGGCGTGAGTGGAAAGATTTTCAAGCAAAGGTAAAAGACTTTGAGAAAAAGATTGAAGAAGATAAGGAAGACTGTAAGGAAGATTGTGATTGTGAAAAATCAGTAGAAAAATCAGGACGAGTAATATCAGAAAAAAATAGAAACATTATGAGAGTAGCTAAAGAAGCTATGCAATCCAGTATTGGTGCAATAGATGACCTGTTAGTAATATCAGAACCACAACCTAAAGAAATAACAATGCCTGAAAAAAAGGGCGTTATAAATAAATTCAAAACGGCGTCTAACAAACCTAGTAAGGGTTTACGGATTGCCAAAATGATGGACAAATTAGCCGAAGCTATGATTGCCCACGAAAAAGAAAGCGAGGTGAAAAAGAAATGATAACAAAAGAACAAGAAGAAGCAACCGAAGAAGAGAAAGTTGAGACTACAACAGAGGAAAAACCCGAAGAAGTAGTTGAAACACCAAAAGAAGAAGAAAAGACTGAGGAAGTTGTTGACGAAGCTGCCGAAAAAGTTATGAAGTTAGTTGACGCTAAAGTAGCCGAAATAACTAAAGCTAAAGAAGCAAAAGTCGCCAAGAAAGAATTAGTCTTCGCTGATACAGCAGATGTTACTGCTAATGACTATGATATGGACTTGTACACGAAAAAAGACGGTACTAAAGTTACAATCAAAAAGTCTGAAGCAGAACATCTAGGTAAATGGTTTCAAAAGTTTGCTGAATTTGCAACATCAAAAAGTCCAGACGCTTGGGCAGATATGAAGAAAGAGTATAACACTCTAGAAAAGTTTGCAGTTCAACAGAAATTAGAACCACTATCAACTGTAACAGCAGCAGAGGGTGGTAATCTCGTTCCAACAATTTTGTTTAATGAAATTATACCTCTATTAGAGGATATGGCAGTAATTAGACCTAATTCTAGGGTTATTGATATGAAAGGCGTAAAGACATTAGCTTTACCTTCAGTCAGTTCAAAACCTTACGTATCTTGGAACGCAGAAACTGCACAAAAGTCAACCACGTCAGTACAATTCGGTCAAATATCTTTAACACCATACATCTTGGCAGGTATAATCCCTGTAACTACACAGTTGATTGATGACAGTCCATTTAACGTTGTACAATTAGTATCTGAACTTTTAGCCGAAGCAATTGCTAAGGAAGAAGACAGAGCATTTGTAAACGGTAGTGGTGCTGGTCAACCGACTGGGATTACAACTTATACACCAGGATATACTATTGCTGTTGCTGGAACATTAGCTTTCACTGATATTAATAGTTGTTATATGGGATTACCACAGAAGCATAGAGCTTCAAGCAAGTTAGCTTGGATTATGCACTCAAACACTCTTGCAACACTATTAAATATGCAAGACGGTAATAACAGACCTATTGTTGATATTCACGCGCCATTTAGTGGCAGAGGACTACCAAGTATTAGGGGTGCTAAAGTATTAGAGCAAAATGATGTTAACCAAGATGAGATTTGGTTAGTTGATTTAGCTTACTATTGGATTGGTTATTCAAGGACGTTAGGAATTGATATTTCAAGAGAAGCCACGATTGGTGGAAATATGAACGCAGACTTAGGTGTTTATACAGCTGGTCAGAATATGTGGGAAAGAAATATGATTGCTATTCGTGCTGAAGAAAAAGTTGACGGTGAACTTGTAACAACAAGAGCCGCTGCTTCAATCACTGGTATTAGGGATTAATTCTTTTTACTTGCTGTTCATCTGCTTCGGACAGGTGGGCAGACGTAAGAATAATTAATTAAGAAATATATGACTAAAGTAAAGTTAACAAAAGAATATCTATCAAAAATAAAAGTAAATTCAGACGGAGTTTATGAGGTTGAAGATGACCGTGCAAAAGATTTAGTTGAAGCTGGTAATGCTGAATATCTTGACAAACCTGTTGAGGTTAAAGAGTTAAAAAAGAAAAAAACAAAAGTAATGAAGCCACGTAAAAAGAGAAAGTATTTTACTAAATAGAAAATTATGCCAATTAACAACAACGGTCTGACAACGGTGGATAGGGTTAAAACCTTTATCGGAATAACCGTTGCTGACCACGATACATTATTAGAACGATTAATTAATCAGGTAAGTGATTTTGTAGAACACTACTGCGATAGGACTTTTGTTGAAACCGATTATACTAATGAGATTTATGATGGTACTGGCACAGACAAACTATTTTTAAGGAACTTTCCTGTATCTTCTACTGATACATTTACATTAGAAAGATTATCTGGTAATCAGAATACAAGTAATTTTGATAGCATAGAAAGTGAACTTTATTTTGTAGATTTTAATACAGGAATAATTGAAACAACTGGTTGGGGATTTACAGAACGACCTAGAAAATTCAGAGTAACTTATACTGCCGGATATGCGTTTAAGAATGATGGCGCACCACTTGTAACACTAGAGAGCTTGAATATAGGGGACTTAGAATTTGCAGTATGGAAGTTAGTAGCTAATGCTTTTGAAATGAGAAAAAATACCAGTAACGTATCAGCCGAAACTATTGGGGACTACTCGGTAACATTCCGTAAATCAACTATGGCTGACCAAGAAATAAAAGACATTTTAAACACTTACAAAAGACCACATAAGAACTAAAAATATGGACGAAACATTAAAATTATTATACGAATTAGCCCAAGATAATAATTTTCATATCGGGGTTTTAAATGACGAACTTGGAGATTTATCTGTTCAATATGCTGCGATAAAAGCACAAGTTGATATTATAATGTGGTTTATTGCCATTAATATTATCACTTGGGTTGGTGCAGTTGTCGGATTATTTATCAGGAAAATATTTAAGAATGGAAAATAATGACCATAGCCGGATTTTTTGACAGAAGAATAGAGATTAGGAGAATTAGAGATATAGGTGGAGATAAGTCAACTTACTTCGCTACTGCTACTGTGGACGGACACCAACAAAGGATTGACGATAGGAATAGTGAAGTAGAAGCACAAATATTTGGTGCTACCCATAAAGTATGGGTGGATATAAGCGTAGATATTAAAGATGGAGATATAGTAGTAATAGATGATACGAGATATGACGTAGTTGCTACTGACCACAAGGATTATGGATTTGCTATGAATGTGCATAAAGAAATGTTCCTAAGAATTTACAACGACTAAGATGGCTGAAGTTTTCAGAATAAAAAACCTAGATACTTTTGAAAGAGCATTAGGGCAATCTCCAATAATAGCCGAGAAGATAATTAAGAATGCCTTAAAGGAAAGTATTATCAGTTGGCAGAGAGAAGCAGCTACTAGAACACCGGTTGATACGGGACGATTAAGACAAGGTGTAGTAAGCACGTCTTCTATAAGAGTAGATAAGACAAGAGCAATCATTTCACCGAATATAGAATATGCAGTATATGTACACGACGGTACTTCACGAATGACTAAGCGACCATTCTTCAAATGGGGATTAGACCAAGCTAAAACTAAAATAGATAAAATATTTAAAAACGCTGGGAATAAATTAATGAATATAATAGCAGCTAAAAGTAATTTAAACTTATAAAATGCCCCAAACAACATACCAAATATTAAGGGACGCAATCAGAGATAAACTATTGACGATTACAAATTTTCAGGAAGTACACCGTTTCCCTAAGTTAGAGTTTAATGGGTTTCCGGCAGTAGCAGTTGAACCGGCAGATATGGAAAGTGATTGGGAAACTAATAAAGAACTAGAAAGAACATACGCATTTAATTTATTTATATATTACGAAACAAAAATAAAAGGAAACGATACAGCGTTAGATAGATTATTTAATACTATTGACGAGGTGTTAGACGCTTTTGATAAAGACCAAACATTATCGGGTATTTCATTACCGGCTGGTAAGGATATATTAACCATCAATCCGACACCACAAGGTTGGGAGGGACTATCTGATAATGAATTAATCCAATCAAAAATATTATTAACAATTAAAATATCAACAGATATAAGTTAAGAAAGGAAAATATATGGCAAAAATAATAGGTTCAAGAATAAATTTAGGAGTAGCAAGGGAAGCAACACGTGGTGTTTGCTTAAAGCCTCAACGATGGATACCGTGGGTTAATATTGGATTTACCGATAAGGTAACACCAGTAAATTCAGGAGAAGCGCTTGGAGTTTTAGAAGATAGCCACGAGAAGTTTGTGGTAGAGAAATATGGTGAGGGTGATATTACCTTTGAAGTACGTGACCAAAGTTTTGGGTATTTCTTATACGCATTAATGGGAACACTTACAAGTTCAGTTGCAGTTGTAGCTAATAGCTATGACCACACATTTAATCTAGCAAATACAAATCAACATCAAAGTCTGACGTTATCAACTGAAGACCCAAATGGTGACAAGCAATTCTGTTTAGCTATGATTGACCAACTATCATTAAATATGGTATTGGGTGATTATGTAAAATCAACAATCAGCTTTATCAGTAAAGGCTCACACGATACAGCAGTAGATAGTGCTACTGGGGACTTTGCAGTAGAGAATAAGTTTAGGGCGCAAGACATAGAGTTTAAACTAGCCACTACAAGAGCTGGATTAGGCGCAGCAAGTTTAGTTAAACTACAAAGCCTAACATTAACAGTCAACAAAAACATTCTAAGGAAGCAAATGCTAGGAACTGTGCAACCTGATGACCTAATCAATCAAGGTTTTCAAGTAGAGGGTGAATTTACACTACCTTACGAAGACCAGACTTATAGGGATTTAATGTTAAACAATACCTATAACGCTATGGAGATTATAATCAGAAATGAAGATGTGAATTTAGCTGACGGTGCTGGAGTTAATCCTGCACTAACGATTGTGTTGCCGAGATGTGGATTTATGGACTGGACACCTGATAGACCTAAAGGAGAACTAGCAGAACAGACGATTGGCTTTAAAGGCTACTATGACTTTGCAAATACTGAAAATGCAATTTTCTCAATAATTCTACGAAACGACAAAACAGATTACACAACCTAATAAACTAATAAAAATAATCTATGGAAAGAGAAACAACGAAAGTGACAACACCTGTTGGTAAGGTTGAGGTTACTTTAAAAGCGTGGTTAAATGCTGGTGAAAAAATGGATATGGTCAATATTGAAAAGGATAAAGCTATTGATTGGATGTTAAAAACAATCATAGTTAGTCCTGATATTGAAAAGATTAAAGAATTACACGGAAAAGATTTTGATTTTCTTTTACTTGAATTAAATAAAGTTGCAGAAGCAAGTAATTGGATTGAAAAAAAAAAGTAATTGAACGGCAATACATAAACGCAAAACGAATTGGAAGTGGGAACGTTGACCCTAGATTAATGGTACTTGAAGTATGTAGAAATATGAAGTGGGATTATTGGACATACCTAAAGCAACCAAGTTGGCTCATAGATTTAATATTAATGAAACAAAAAATAGATAGTGAATTTGCAGAAATAGAAGCTAATAAATTAAAATCACAAAATGGCAGACGTTAAGTTACAAGCGATACTTACATTAAAGGATAAGATGACTAAGGGATTAAAAACATCCCAAGTAAGTATTAAATCATTAACAAAAATAGCAAAAATTGCTGGTATTGCTATTCTTGCTCTTGGTGCTGCCTTTATTGGCGCTTCTCTAAAAGCGGCTGGTAAATTTGATAAATCAATTAGAAATATCGGTACTCTTTTGGGTGATACGGCTGCTAATGAAATGCCTAAATTTAAAAAAGGCATTATTGAGATAATGAAAACATTGCCTGTTGACCCTGATGATTTAGGTGCTAGTGCGTATAACATTGTATCTGCTGGTATATCTGATACCGCTGAAGCTATGGAAGTTCTTAAAAGTAGTGCTGAATTAGGTATTGCTGGTTTATCTACCACCGAAGAAGCTGTAAATATTTTAACTTCTGCCATGAATGTATATGGTGATGAAACCCACGATAGCACGAGATTAGCAGATATTCTTTTTAAGACAGTTAAGAATGGTAAGACAACTATTGCTGGATTAGCACAGGGCTTTGGTAAGGTAGCTGGAATTGCGAAAGAAACTGGGATTAGTATTGAAGATTTATCTGCCGCAACTGCTGCTTTAACTACCACCGGTATAACTGCTAGTGAAGCACAAACAAGTTTGAAAGCTGTAATTAGTAATTTGTTAAAACCAACAAGTGATGCAGAAGCCGCAGCAAGTCGTTTAGGAATTGAATTTAATTTAGCAGCACTTCAAGCTGACGGACTTTCAGGATTACTTGCAAATGTAACTGACGCAGCCGGTGATGATAAACAAGCACTAGCAGATTTATTTGGTAGTGTAGAAGCAGCTAATGCCATATTTAGTTTAACAAGTGAGGGTGGCGGTGAACAATTTAGGAAGATTTTAGCTGACATAGAAGACCAGACCAATGCTATGGGAGAAGCTGTTGATATACAAACATCAGGTGTAGAAGCAAAAATGCAATTATTAAAAGGTAATTTTGAAGCAATAAAAATAGAATTAGGCGATAAACTTATACCAGTTATAGTAGATGCAACATCTTTTTTAATTGAAAATTCAGATAAAATAAAAGCAGTTATTGATGATGTATTAAAATTTTCAGGAGTTATAGTTGACGCAATAGCATTTGTATTTAATGCCGTAAAAGAACCACTAGAAGCTGTGCTAACATTTATTTTGATTGCAAAGGATAAAATAGAAACTGGCTTTGGAAGTATTACTGACTTTGTTGGTGGCGTAGTAGAAGATGTGGGTAGCTTCATAGAAGATGTGGGTGAAGCAGTTGTTAAGGGGATTACAACTGATGAAGAAGCTATTGTAGATATGACAGAGAAAATGGTTGAAGATACTAAAGCTGGGTTTGTTGAATATGAACAAAATGCTTTTAATACATTTGACGCTTTTATAGGTAAGCTAGGTGATATGTATGATTGGATGGTAGGTCAGGGGAAGATTGCCTTTGAAACACTAGGTGAATTTCTTGCAAATACAATAGATAATGCCGGTAGGATAATTGGTTTATTCTTGGGAAGTTTACTAGTTGTTGTGCTTAATACTGCTAGGTTAATAGGAGAGGGAATAATGCTTATTGCAGAGGGTGTGGCAAAAGGATTTGAGGTTATGGTTGACACAGTATCGTCATCACTAAGAACTGCTTTAGTTTTTGCTGGTACTCAAATGGAATTATTCAGTAGAGGGATTGCAAAAGGATTTGAAATAATGGTATTGGAAATTTCAGATGCCTTTGGAGAATTACCAGCACTATGGGACGAATTGATTGCTGGAGTATTGGTTGCTGGAGATAATATAATTGATTGGTGGAAAAGAACTATGCAAAGTATGAAAGATATTTTTTTAGGTTTTATTAATACCATACCTGACGCCATTGAGGGTGCATTTAAAGGTATAGGTAATTTTCTTAGCGGTATAAAAGGTGGAATAGTAGAAGCATTTAATGTTGGCAATATACCAGGATTTGCAAGTGGTGGTTCAGTCACGGGTGGACAACCAGTCATAGTTGGAGAGAAAGGTGCTGAACTTTTTGTACCTAATACAAGTGGTAACGTAATACCAAATGATAAACTTGGTGGCTCAACTATTAATGTTGATTTAAGAGGTTCTGTCGTCAGACAAGAAAGTGACCTAGAAGATATTATAATGGCAGTCAAGCAATCACTAAATAGGGATTTAAGTATTGAGAGGTTAGGAATTTAATATGGCAAGAGTACAAACAAATTATGATGGAGTAAGTCTGCAAACAGCAACGATTACAACACAGGAGTTGCAACACGAAAGTATGGATAGCAAGACTTTAGATATTCAACGCCTTGCTAATCGTGATGGTGGTAAATTCTTGGCGGCTACTTTTGCACCCAAGAGAATTATATTAAAGGGACAGATAAGGGATACGTCTATGGCGTTGCTAGAGGACGAGATAGATGCCTTTAAACAGCTTCTAAATCGCCAAGGCAAGCATTTAGACATAGATTATGGTAGTGGTACTACAAAAGCAGAATTTAGGCGTTATACGGTTAATTCCAGTAGGATAACCTTATTACGAAGACATTTTAATCACACGTTTATAGACTGGGAAGCCGAGTTTATTGTGGCTGACCCACCATTCGGAACTGAACTTGATACGACTACTGGAGTTAGTGAGAGCATAGCAAGTGTCGCTACACAGGCATTTAGTTTTGTGGCTAGTGGAACATACAAACCAAATCCAAAGATAGTAATTACATTTACAGAAGTGTCTGGGGTGGACGGAGTTACAGTTAGGAATACTACTACTGGTGATTATATTAGGGTTAGAGTTACAGATGAATTTAGTAATAATGATGTAATAGAAATTGATACACAATTATTTACTTGTACGCTTAATAGTATTGCAGTTAATTATGACGGTATCTTCCCAAGTTTTGTAGTAGGTGGAAATGATTTAAGGGTTAGTTTTGAAGACGGAATACATTATAAAGCTACCGTTAGAGTAATTTATTACCCACTCTACTTATAGAATATGCCACAAAGAAATTATCAAATTTTAAGCACAAATGCTGATTTATATGAACACTCTGGTACTAATAGTGTTACCAATAATGGTTCTTTGTGGTTTACTTATAATTCTGTAAATAATTATCCAAAATATCATTATTTAAGATTTATTAATATTGATGTAGCACAGGGTTCTACAATAAATTCTGCTAAATTAACTTTTACTGGTTTTCAACCACAATGGAGTACGCCAGTTGAAATGGATATATGGGCTGAATTAGCTGATAATGGAACTGTGCCAAGTACAACTAATTCATTTATATCAAACTTAGTTAAAACAACTGCTACTGTTGCGTTTGACCCAGCTACTATATGGAGTGAAAGTATTGAATATGATAGTCCTGATATTGCAACAATTATTCAAGAATTAGTTAGCCGTACTGGTTGGGGCAAGGGTAATGCTATTAACTTTTTAATAGAAGTTGATAATACAACTGGTGTTTCAAGTCAGAATAGAGCTTATTCTTTTGATAGGGGTGCGAGTAAAGCATTAAAATTAGAAATAGATTTTACACCACCAGCTAGTGGTGGAATTACCCAAATTACTCAACCTAAAACTAAACAATATTTTCATAAGATATATGATAAGGACGGAACATATAAAGCAACGTGGGGTAAAGATGTTATAATTTCACCTAATTTTAAGTGGAAGATTAATGGTGGTATGGGCGAACAACAGATATTACTTAAAAGAAATGTAAAAAGTTTCGGTGAAAATGTAGATGTTAAAATGGGGAACAAGATTGAAACGTGGATACAGGACGGTGACCAAGAAATAGGTAGATTAGTTTGGACAGGCGTGTTAAATAGATATGAACCCAAGATAATCGCTAATGGTGACCAAGTAATAGATGTGCGTGGAATTTCAAAACTTATTGAATATGAGAAACATATCTATCAAACTGATGCTGGACTTACTACTGACACAAAGGCAAGTAAATCACCTGATACAATTCTAAGAGAAGTTATTACATCTAAGTATGGTGCGAGTTTATTCCAAGAGGGTGATATTGAAGCGACAGGCACGACAGTTACATTTACATTTACTTCTAATACTTATAGGCAAGTATTAGAGAGTATTTTAAATATTTCACCACAATATTGGTACTGGAGATTATTGCCTGACAATACAATAGATTTTAAGAAAGCAAATTTTGATGAGATTGACCATATGCTTTATGTGGGCAAAGAAGCAAATAATGTGGTAATGACTAAGAGTATTGAAACTCTAATAAATAAGGTTTACTTTATGGGTGGTGGCGACCCCAATATGTATCGTGTTTATGAAAGAACTTCTAGCCAAGAAGAATTTGGATTACGTGAGAAGTTTGTTAAAGATGAAAGAGTTACAGTTGTTGCTACTGCAGAAACTATCGCTACTAGAATACTTGATGATTTTGACCACCCGTTATCTCAAATTGCTATAACTGTTTTGGATAGTAATATTGACCCTAAAAATGGATATGACATTGAAAGATTTAAGCCTGGTCAAATTATTCAGATATTACACCCTGAAAAATCATTTGGTTATACGTTATGTGACGAAGCTGATTGGGACGTAGATTATTGGGATTTTTCTATTACTCAAAGTTTTGGTGTGCCACATCAGATTATAGAAATTGACTATCAGTTTAACCGTGTAATACTAAAAGTGTCAGCTAAACTTGAAGATACTAATAAACGGATTGAAGATATTAATAGAAACTTAAACGAAACTGCAAAAATTACAATCCCAGTTAACCCAACTTAAAAAATAAATTAAAAATATATGACAATACACTCAAATACATTTAGTCCGAATACTAGAATTAGGTCAGCTAGTGTTAATACAAATTTTACTGATATTGATACTGTAATTCAAGAGGGTTGGACACCAGCAGAAGAAATTTGGACTTGGACAGGTTATGACGGTACTAGATTACAAGGCTCATTTAGTGTGGCAGGGGTAGATGTAACTGCTAAATATCCTATTGGTTGTAAGATTAAATTTACTCAACCAACTGACGGAGTAAAATATGCAATAATAGTAAAAACAAATTTTAGCGCTGGTGATACAACTGTAACTATATTTGTTGATACGTCTTCGGATTTTGATAATGAAGCAATTACTTTACCATTTTTTTCAACAGGAAAATCACCACTTGATTTTCCACTTGGTCTTGGACACTGGCGATTAACAACTATCAATACAACTGGTGGACTTTTTATAACTTCGCCTGGTGCTGGTACAATACATAATGTTGATAATTTTCAAAGAGCAGTTGGTATTGGTGAGTGGAACGTTACATTTAGAGTGGTTGTTAGTTCAAATCTTGCTGCAAAAACAATTCAAGCTGCTGTTTCAGACGCCAATAATACATTTTCTAACACTAATGGTGTAGCTGGTTGCCATATTATTACTGATAATGAGAGAACACCATTAACAGCAACTAGTAGGCTTACATTTACTTCTGACGGAACAATTTACTTAAATACAAAAGCTGTTACTGCTGGTATAGGTTTTATGTGGAATAATAACGCAGAAGGTCCAGCTTGGCTTGAAGCAGTTTTAGCTTACGTATAAACAAAAACAAATAATCTTATTTTTAAGATTAAATTATGAAACTTGAAAAGTTTACTCGGATACTAGCTTTGATTATTACAACAGGATTTGTTGTAGTAGCTATGCTAGCAATTTATCTTTTTATTCATTTCCTAGTCAGTATGTTTTAGCCCAAGAAACAATTATGCTTGAACCAAGTAACTGGAAAATAACACAAGGGTATGGCTTAACGCCATTTGCAAAGAGCCACCCTAACTTGTATAAGAGCTTTGGTGGTATCCACCCTGGTATTGATTTTATTGGTGATACAGAAATTATGCCTTTTGTATCAGGAGTAGTGACACAAGCTGGGTGGCAAGACGGTTGGGGATTTTCAGTCACTATTAATGACGGACAATATTATCATCTCTACGCACATCTTTCTAAATACTGGGTCAGGAAAGGTGAGAGAGTATCAGCTTGGGAAACTAAGATAGGGGTTATGGGGACTACTGGAACTTCTTTTGGCGTTCATTTACATTATTCAAAGTATGTTAAGACGTTATGGATTAAGACGTACATAGACCCAACTAATGATTTATTATTTAATGAAACTAATATGTTAATACAAAAGCACGTTGATAAAAATAAAAAGGCAGTAGAGGATATATTAAATGGTGTTACTGCTTATGGCTTTGATAAGGGACGACAGCAACCTTATCGTGTCACAAATGGCGCTAAGAAATATTATAAGACATTTAATGAACTGTTTGCTACTGAATTTCTATTTTGGGTAGAAAGTCAAAAGGCAGACGAAATTCCAAACGAGTGAGGTGACTTATGCGATGGGAAGCTGGTTTATATTGTAAGCCTTGCCAAGCCAGTACGGTGCATAAAATTCGCCTCTTAGAGAGGGTAAACGGATTTTGGCACGTAAACGCAACCTGTCAAATAATGGGGTGTGGAAACCATATGACTGACTGGCTATGTAAGTGTGATTTTCTTTTACTGTTTGAAGCACGTATCGGTAAGATACAGAAGTGAGTTATCTGGAATTTCCAGATAACTGAAAGTGAGGTGAACCTTGAAATGTACAAAATGTGGTACGCAACTTATTCAAGGTGGTCACTATGATAGAAGCCCTAGTCACCACCACGTCTATCCAGTACGTTGGTTTGGTAAGGGTAAGCACAATCGCTTGAAGATATTATTATGTGGTTATTGCCACCGAGAGTTAGAGAGCATTATAAATGGCATAGAGGAACAAATCCTTGCCAAATATATGTTCAACAAAGGGCTTTCACGGCGACCAAATAAATATATGATTAAGCGAATATTCCGTAGTTTACGGGATATGTACCTACAACTAGCCAATGACTACGTTAGACTAGAATGAGTATTCAGAGGTTTTCGGCAGTTTTCCCCAGTCGCTATGACGAATAAACTGCCACCATTATGAAGGATAAAATATACATTGTAGAATGGTATGACCCGACCAATTATGAGGATGAAGAACTGGGATTAGGATTAACGCATCGGGTCACAGTCGGTAAAATTAGAGAGATTGGCGACCTTGTTTACGTTATACACGGTTGGGACGAAGATAGTTTTGATTACTTAGTAGTACATAAAAATTTAATCATTAATAAAAAACAAATATGAGTAAGATACTTCTGTTTGATATAGAAACGATGGCAAATGAGGCTTGGATTTGGGGGTACTACGAACAGACTGCTATTGAGGTAATCAAGCCGTGGTATATGATAACTTTCGCCTATAAGTGGCTGGGTGAGAAAAAGGTACACTCTTATTCCCTACCTGAATTTAAGGGGTATATTAAGAATAAGCCAAAGGATAAGAGATTATGTAAGGAACTATGGAAACTATTTAATGAAGCTGATATAGTAATGGCACATAATGGCTATTCCTTTGATATAAAGAAAGCCCAAATGAGATTTGTTAAACACGGATTTAAACCAACAACACCATTTCAACAAATAGATACACTTAAAGTAGCTAGAAAGCATTTCAAATTTGATTGCAATAAGCTGGATAAACTAGCAAGAGAAATGGGAGTAGGTCGGAAGTTGCCACACGAGGGCTGGGATTTATGGAAAGGGTGTGCTGTTTACAATAATCCTCAATCGTGGCGTAAAATGATACGATATAACAAGCAAGATGTTAGATTATTAGAGGAAGTTTACTATAAATTCAGACCATATATGACAGGTCACCCAAATTTAAACTTATTAAATAGTACTCTTGATAAATGTGAGAAGTGTGGTGGAGTTGTAGCTAGGGCTGGAGTAAGACCTTCATTAACCGGTAAGTGGCAAAGACTTAGATGTACAGAATGTGGGGGAATGTCCCAACAACCAATTATGAAAAATAAACAAGGAATAGTAAGGGGGTGAAGATATGAAATTATTAGAATTATTAGACGGAAAGAAAACTTATATAGTGGTTGCTTTAGCCTTAGTAGTAGTGGTCTTAAATTACTTTGAGGTTCTTGATGCAACACTTTATAATCAATTATTAGTCCTACTCGGTGTTGGTGCTTTAGGTGCTACACGTTCTGCGATTGATAAGGTCTAGGCTTGACAAAAAAACTATAATGATTTACTGTGTAATTGAACTTGGGTTACTGCGTGGTAAAAATATCATACAATCGCCCTGACAATCCCAAGTTTTCAGGGCTTTTGTTATAAATATATATCATCTAATATATTAGAGCGTCTTTAATAAGAAACGCTAATCACTATTAGATTGAACACTTGTAGCCAGACAAAAATCCGGGCGCTGTTCAACCCCTAACAACCCGGTCTAGGGCTTGTCTATAAGTAAAGAGATATATTAAATGAGAATTGCGTGGATAGTTCCTTACCCTAGTTAGAGGGGTAGTGGGAATTTTAGATAATTAATTATTAAATTATGAAGATACTAAATTTATATGCCGGTATAGGTGGAAACCGTAAATTGTGGGGTGATGACCATGAAATAACAGCAGTAGAATATAAACAGGAAATAGCTGATATTTATCAAGACTTTTTCCCTAAAGATAAAATGGTAGTGGCTGATGCACATCAATACCTTTTAGAACATTTTGAGGAGTTTGATTTTATATGGAGCAGCCCTCCTTGTCAAAGTCATTCTAGTTTCAGGCAAAATATATGCGTAAGATATAGAGGAACAAAACCAATTTATCCTGATATGAGATTGTATCAAGAAGTATTATTTTTAGATAGTAATGCTAAATGTAGATGGCTAGTGGAAAATGTTAAACCTTATTACATACCATTAATAGAACCAAAGTTTGTATTGCAGCGACATTATTTTTGGACTAACTTTAATATACCATATAAGGAATTTAAGAAAGATAAAATAAGAACAGCACAAATACCTGATTTACAAAAGAAATATGGATTTGATTTATCAGATTATAAATTAAAAAATAAAAGACAGATATTAAGAAACTGTGTTGAGCCTAAACTTGGATTACATATACTAAGTAAGCTTTTATAGCCCTGTGCATAACTAGGGGTATTGACAGTATATACCCCATAGTATATACTACCTAATGAAAGGAGAATATTAATATGTATTTATCAAAAAGCGAAAAGGACTATCAAATCAAGTTAATCCTTGAACAATATGCTAAAAGGAAGCTGACCTTAAAAACAGCTAGAACAGCACTTAAATCATTAAGTGAGAAAGGAAACTAAATATGGTATTACCAATACTAACTACGTTACTAGCTAAGACATTTAAACAATGGGATGAAGAAGCCAAGAGAGATAAGGTGGCTTTCCTTAAATGGTTAAAGGATATGAATAATAAAGGTCGCTACAATCCACCAATGACCAAAGAGCAAAAAGAGGCAGTAGAGCAAGAACAATTAGATAAAGTGAATATGGACATTCACGAGAAAGGAAAACGGTAATGTCACATAAAGGAAATGATTATTTTAATGATTTAGAAAATGAACATAAAGGTTATGGAGAAAGTAGTTGCTGTGGTGCTGGGACTTATGGAGATTATTTAATATGTGAGGATTGTAAAGAGCATTGTGAAGATATAACAATTAACGATAAATAACATGAAACCTAAAAGACAAATGTTAAAAGATAGAAACCACGTCTTATCAACCTTTACAGTTGAGAGGGCGAGGAAGTATGGTGATTTGGTCGGACACCTACTAGGACAGGTAGATAGCTTGTATAGATTTAATTGGGTATTAGAGTATGAGAATAAAAGAAAAACAGATTAATCTTTGGCTGCCGAACAGAGGTTACGTTGAAGTTAAGAGGTATGCTAAGAAGAATAGTATGTCGGTTAATGAGTTTATAAGATTAGCAATTAATAAATTAATAAATAAATAACATGGAAAAAACACCAAGAGTAGTCGGCGCAAAGTGTCCCGATTGTAATGACGGAACATTCGTCAGAAACCCTAAGACAGAAAAAGTATTCTGCGACAAAAAGTGTTTCGCTAAAGGACAGAACCCAGTTCAAAAGTTTGAGCAAGGACTTAATAAAGAAGTAATGAGTGACCAAATAATGAGGACTGCACTTTCCAAGTCTTTCATTGAAGCTGGGAAAGAGTATAATTTAGATGAGCTTCAACAATGGGAAGCTTATATTAAAAACTAATTATATGACTACTTATAAATGTAAAAATTGTAATCACAAAGGAAAACAAAAACGGATTTATAAAGGGTCACTAGGTGCTGAACTTGTAATATGGATTGTTTGTTTAATACTTGCTTTATTTACAGTAGGTATATCAATCATTATTGCAATCATATATTCAGTATGGCGACTTGGAACTTCCTTTAATGGTTGTCCGATGTGCCAAAAACCTAATATGGTTAAACAAATAAAAATAAAAAACTAATCCTTAATTAAACAAATATGTTTAGATTAATGAAGAATAAGCACACATCAAAAATGGCTCTTTATATTATCACAATATTCACTCTAACTTTTCTTTTGCTGTATGGGATATTAGCTGGGGAAACCTATGCTATTACCCAAATCGGAGTAAATGTACCAACAGGGCAACCTAATGACGATAAGGTTATGTCTGATGTAGAGACACAGATAAGAACCATAGCAAATGAGGAAGATTTTGAGTGGGTAGATTATTTAGTCAGATTAGCAAAATGTGAGAGTAAGCTAGACCCAAATGCAATCGGTGATAGTGGTCATAGTAGAGGGTTGTACCAAATCCATAACCTGTACCACCCAAGCGTATCTGATGAAGAAGCGTTTGATATTGAGTGGAGTACTAAGTGGACTATGGATATGATTAATGACGGTTATCAGCATTATTGGACGTGTAATCGGCTAATTTAAAAAACCTGTTTGCGAGGTGAGTAAAAAAACTTAACATACAAGATATTAGTGAGGGACATACAATACCCTCGCAGACGGATTGAACAATAAAATATATGAAATGGGAAAAGTTTGAAGTAAATATAAAATGTAAAAAATGTGATGGAGTTGGAGAAATAATATTACATGACGATGGTGGCTGTAGTGACCCAGAGTGTTGTGGTGGTGCTTCATATAATATAGCTATTGAGTGTGAGAATTGTAAAGAGGAAGAAGAAAATTATTAAAATGGCTGATACAACAATAAAAGAAAACTTTGATAAGTGCCTGGAACGTGGAGAGCAGCTAGAACAGGAACTTATAATCTTACTGAAAAAGATTGATGCAGATACCCATAAAGACCAAGAGGGTAATTACAAGTGGAACGATATTGTAATGCCAACTATTAAGAAGAAGATTGAATTAAAGGGAGATGAGAAAAGTGAATACACCGGCAACTTCGCAGTTGAGATTAGATGTAAAGGTGAACTAAGTGGATTATCAGTCACACACGCAGACTACTTCGTAATGGCTACTAAGGGAACATTCTACTTCTTCCGGACAGATGATTTGAAAAGCTGGATTAAAACTCACGCCAAGGAACTTAAAATCGTAATGGGTGGAGATGATATGAATAGTCAACTTATCCTGATACCGAAGCTAGAACTTACATTTCAATACTTTACTTACGCTTTAATCAAGACCGGCGTAAATATAAAATACTTAGAGAAATATTTAGTAAGATAAATTTATGAATAGTTTTACAAATGGATTAGCCCTATCTTCAGCAATAGTAGTAATGGGAGTAGTAGCTTGGGTAATACTTAAACTACTTTGGCAAGGAATATTATTAATTTATTATTTAATATGAGTGTAATATATTGTGAAGATTGTGATAAAAACATAGATTTAGATTTTGATGATGAGCATATTGTACAGCCAAGTGGATTAGCTGTTTGTGATGAAATATCAGTCCACGATGGACACCTAATAGGTAGTTGTTATCAATGTAAATTAGATTAATTAATTTATTATCTTATATGAAAGAAGAAGAATTAGAAAAACAACTTGATAGAATTATTGATTTATTAGAAATGATAGTTAATAAATTAGATAATTAACTTATCTTATATGAGAAGAATAGTGAATAAAATAATTTGTTATATTAAAGGACATTTACCTGCTGTAAATCCTATGTATGAGAAATATAAAAATAATCCTACTGTATCTGGGTGGTCACCAGATAGATGCCCTCGTTGCGAAAAAGCTTTTAATTAACTAACTTATCTTATATGAAATGGGATAAATTTGCAGTAAAAATAAAATGTAAAATGTGTGGTAAAGGAAATGGAATACTAGAATTAAGTGATGATGGTGGTTGTAGTGACCCTGAATGTTGTGGTGGAACAAGTTATAATATTACTATAAAGTGTGATAAATGTGACGAAGAGGAAACAAATTAATAACTAACTTATCTTATATGAAAGTAGGAAAACATTTTGAAGTAAAATATATAGAACTTGTATGGATTTGTGCAACAATTATTACTATTATATTACTTTTAACTAAATAAACCTATGACTAACAAAGAGAACCAAAAGTTAGAGGAGGAGTTAGATGAATTAATGCCTGAATTTGGTTTAAGTAAAAAATCCTTGTTAAAATTCATACAACAGAACTATATTAGAAGGTCAAAGCTTTGTGATAAATGTAAAAAACATGAATAAAAGAACTATAAAAACACCAAACGATTTTGAAGCTAAAGGGGACTATTCCTTGATGAACCTTTATGGTCGTAATGGTGAGTGGAAATGTAGGACAAAAATAGATAATGAAGACATAGAAAGAATTTCAAAATATAAATGGTCATTAGTAAGAACAGGAGTACAGCGTAGAAAATATGTACAGGGTAATGTTAATGGTGATAGAACAGCAAGATTACATACATTTTTAATGGGTAAAAAGGATGGTTTATGTATAGACCATATTAATGGAGATGGACTTGATAATAGAAAAAAGAATTTAAGACACGCAACATATTCGGAAAATGCTAGTAATAGGAGAAGTGATGGAGTTTCCTATGATAAAAATACTGATAAATGGCAAGTGCACATTGAGATTAATGGAAAACAGATTTATTTAGGTGAATTTAAGATAGCTGATGAAGCAAGAAAAGTAAGACGAGAAGCATTAATATTGGCTTATCGTGATGATTATAAAGTGGTTCATAGAAATTGTATATCAAAAGATGAGGTAAATAGGTCGTTTATTTCAAAGGAAGAAGTTGAGAAGTTATTAAAAGGTGCTTATAATGATTGGTTTGTTAATAATGTAATACAAGATGTTAATAAGGGAATGGTTAATTCTTTTTTATCTCAACTCAACCAATTAATAAGGGAATAGTGAAGAAGACACACATAAAAAGAAGTGAAAACGCAGTAACAAACGAAATACTAGAGTGGTTAGCGTGGAAAGGAATATACGCCTGGAAGAATAAGAACATACCAACATACGACCCAAAGACAAAGAATTTTAGACGGCTAGGGAAGTATGAGGTAAGAGGTGTATCTGACATTATCGGAATAATGAAAAACGGCAAGATACTATGTATAGAGTGCAAAACAGGATATAACAAAGCAAGTGACGTACAAAAGGAGTTTATTAAGAACATAAACGATAGTAATGGGGTAGCATTTGTGGCGTATGGAATAGAAGATGTAGAGAAACACTTGACAAAAATAATATAGTTTGAAATAATATAGATATACAATTAAAAAAAGTGTATGCAAATAAAATTCAAAGGCGAAATTAAAGAATTTAAAGCAACAAAAACAGCTTCTAACGATAAGGTTAGGCGTCTTGTTATAGTTACAGATGAAGCAGAAGCTAACGCTTTAATTGGATTTGATACAGATAAGCTATATACAATAACAATAAACGAAGATGAGTGAAGAACCAAAAAAGCTAGATAATAGTAGCAAACAACTTGAACGTGATGAAAATGGTAGGTTATTACCAGGTCAAAAGAGTTTAAATCCAACTGGAAGACCAGAGGGCAGTCTATCATTTACCACTGAAATAAAGAAATACCTTAGAAAAAACCCTGATAAGTTTTATGAGATACTACATTACTACGTTGATAATAAGAAGATGAGAGATTTACTTTGGAAGATGATAGACGGACAACCTAAGCAGAACCTCGGCTTTGGTGATGATGAGGACGGTAAGTATGAGGTAGATATTAAGATACGCAAAAATGAAGATAAATCTTGAAACTACGGAAGTATTTGAAAAGAATTATACAGCATACCAAAGTGAAATAAGGAACATAGTTAATCAGGGTGGTAGTAGAAGTAGTAAGACATATTCAATAGCACAACTGTTTCTGATAGCAGCTTTAAAACAAAAGAATATAGTGCTGTCGGTAGTTCGTAAAACGTTACCAGCTTTGAGAGCTACGGCTATGAGGGATTTTTTTGACATACTAAAGACGGCTGGAATATATAGAGAAGAACGGCACAACAAGACAGAACTGATTTACCGTATGCCTAGTGGGAGTGAGATAGAGTTTTTTTCAACAGACCAACCGAGAAAGGTGCGTGGACGAACACGACAATATTTATGGCTTAATGAAGCTAATGAATTTACCCTAGAGGATTATAGGCAGTTGAATATGCGTACTAAGAAACAGGTGTATATGGATTATAACCCTAGCGACCAGTTCAGTTGGATATACGACCACGTGATACCGAGAAAAGATACTACCGTTATTAAATCAACCTATAAAGATAATCCGTTCTTAGAGAAAGAGATTGTTAAAGAGATTGAGAGGTATAAGGGGTTAGATGATAATTACTGGCGTATCTATGGACTAGGTGAGGTTGGTGTATCGGAAACTGTTATTTATAAGAACTGGGAGTATTGCGATAGCTTACCTGAAGAATATGATGATGAGTTTTACGGATTGGACTTTGGGTACAATAACCCTAGTGGATTGGTACAGATACGAACCAAAGATAAAGTACCTTATGTTAGAGAGTTGCTATACGAAAGTTATTTAACTAATAGTCAGTTGATTGAGAAGATGAAAACATTTGATATGGGATATAAGTACATTTACCCTGATAGTGCTGAACCACAAAGGATTGAGGAGTTGAAGAAAGCTGGGTTTAATTGTAAGTCGGCAGATAAAGATGTAAGTAAGGGAATTGATACGGTTAAGTCACAGAAGTTATTTATAACTAAGGACAGCGTTAATTTACTAAAAGAAATAAAATCATATTCTTATAAGAAGAAAGATGAATTGGTATTAGATGAGCCAGTTAAAGCTAATGACCATTTGTTAGACGCTATGAGATATGGAATACACACTAATAATTTAACAATAAAACCAGGAATATTTATATGAAGAACGTAGATATAGAACCAAAAGAGTATTTAAAGATTTTAGAGGATTTAAAAAAGAATAACAAAAAAGAGATAGTTATTGTAGAGGTACAGCTTGAAATGGGAGTAGAGATGCTAGAGAAAGCTAAGGTAGAAGATGAGAAAGCCAATAAGGATAAAAAAGAAGATGAGAAAAAAGAGGGTGGTGAAAAGGCAATAGGGATTAAGATGAAAATGGACGCCTTTGAAGCACAAAGACAAGAGATGTATATGGGACTAAAATTTATCAATAAAAAGATAGATGAAGTATCTAAGACAATTAAAAACGAAGAAGCATAAAGACATAATCATAACTACTTCGTGGGACGATTTTACGGAGTATGATGAAAAGCTTTTTGAGTTGTTAAATGAATACCACATACCAGCGACTTTCTTTATACCATATAAGGAAATAACAAAACCAAAGTCATTAGTATTAGCAAAGAAGATTTTAAGGGATTACGAGATAGGTAGCCATACCATAAATCACCCCCAAGATTTAAAGAAGTTAGATAGTACAGACTTATATGACGAGGTTGCTGGTAGTAAACAATTACTAGAAGATATATTAGGAACAGAGGTAACTAGCTTCTGTTATCCGAGAGGTAGATATAACCAAGAAGTTATAGAAGCTATTAAGGAAGCTGGTTATATGAGAGCAAGAACGACTAAGGTAGGTAATACGAATATTGAGTGCAACCCATTTGAGATTGAAACAACCGTACACGCATACAGTGGTAGGACAGAATATAAGACATTTGGTAGTTGGATAGAATATGCCTTACCAAAATTAGATTATGTTATGACGTGTGGGGGTTACTTTCATCTATGGGGTCACTCACTAGAGATTGAGAAACACGGTGAGTGGACAAACTTAAATTGGTTTTTAAATTATTTACACGAAAGAATAAAAGAATATGAGTAAGAAAGAAATTTCTAACTTCATTAATCTAACGGAAGTATTGTTGGAACAGGACTTGGAAAAGTCCGACCACGAAGACAAAAAAGTTTATAAAAAAGTAGTCAACGATATTTTTACTTACATTAATGAAAAGTTAGACAAATATGATTAAAATACACTTAGCCAACGAGAGCAAACAGGGAATTGGTGGGGGTTGGACATTTCTTAATAACCTAGAAGAAAGTATGAGGTTATTAAAGGCTAATGTTAAGTTTACTAGTGGTGCTAGTATGGTCACTAGAGAGAGTGTACAACTAGCAAAAAAGGACGGGAAGAAAATAATATTAAGAGTTGATAACATACCTCGTAATTCAAGGAATAGAAATTGTGGTACAACCCGTTTATATGATATGGCTCAACTTGCTGATTGGGTTGTTTTTCAATCGGAGTGGGCGAAGAAGAAAGTGATGCCATTATTGGATAGCTATAACACAGAAATATCTAGTAGGCATAATAAGTATATGTATGGGGTTGAGAAGAAGAATAAGTTTTTCTGTGAGTGTACTTCAAGCATTATATTAAACGGAGTTAACACCCACATATTCAAACCAAGTGGTGAAAAGCTAAAAAGCACATTTAAGAAGCGATACCTAATTGTAAGGTTCAATAGGGACAATAATAAGCGACTTGAAGAAGCACTAGATATGTATTCTGAAAAGTGGTTATTAGATACCAATATAGACCTATATATAGTTGGACAATATAGCCGAGAACTTGTTGCTGGTTATTTTGATTTTTATATGGGTGAACGATTTACTATGCACGGAGTAGTAGAGAATAGGTCGCAACTATCAGCGTTATATCGTAGTTGTGATGTTTTATTATATCCAAGTTATTCTGACGCCTGTCCGAATACCGTACTTGAAGCACGTGCTTGTGGTTTAGAAGTATGGCACAAAGGACACGCTGGAATACCTGAAGTAATGACGGAAAAGGATATTACATTAGAACGTATGGGTAGAGAATATTTAACCCTTTTTAATAAGTTATTAGAATGATATTACTAACAGGACATTTAGGATTTATCGGTAGCCGACTAGCAGAGAAGCTAGATGAATTTGTCGGTGTTGATATTTTAAGTGGCGAAGACATATTAGATAAGCGCAGAATGGAATTTGTATTTGAAACGGAGAACATAGATACGGTTATTCATACGGCAGCATTAACTGGTGTAAGACGTGGAGAATTATACCCTGAAGAATATTTTGATACTAATGTAATTGGAACGAAGAACCTTATTGACCTAAGTGAGAAGTATGGGGTAAAGAAGTTTATTCACTTTAGTCATCAAGTGTTAAGGGTGATAGTATCTATGGTATGTCTAAACTAGCTGGTGAAACAATAGCAGAAAGGTCAAAGATAGATATAGTAAATATCATCAGACCGTTTACAGTTATTGGTTGCAACGGAAGACCTGACCAAGTAATTATGAAGTGGTTAAATAGATTAGCAGAGGGTAAGCCGATTTATATTCACGGGTTTGATACAAACAGAAACTTCACTTATGTTGGTGATGTAGTTGAATTTGTAGTAACTGATTTATTATCACCACAGGATAATTATTCAAGTGATATATATGAACTATGCAATCCGAATAGTATTAATTTAAGAGAATTGTTAGATATATTTCAAAAACATTTTAAAGATATAGATTGGAAAGATATTGGGTTACAAGAGGGTGAGCCAAAAGAGAGTATAGGAGAGTGGAACGCATTATTTAAGGCGAAAGACAATAGAGAAGTAATTAATAATATTATTAAAGAAAGTTTATGAAAAAGAATTATAGAAGTGAAGTTGGGGTAATAGGTACTGGCTTTGTCGGTAGTAGTGTTATTAAGTGGTTTAAGGGTTGTGACTTTTACTCACTTAATAAAGGTAATTGGGAAAAGGTAGATAGGCAGAAGTATATTTTTATGTGCTTACCTACACCGTTTGATGAATTTAAAGGATTTGAACTTGGTGCATTAGATGAAAATATATCACGGTTAAGTCCAGGAAAAAATATCATTATAAAATCAACCATATTACCTGGTACAACGAATATGTTAGCAGAGAAATACCCACAGCACACTTTCTTTTTCAATCCTGAATTTTTAACTGCACGAATAGCTTGGCAAGATTTTATCAAACCTAAACGTCAGATAATCGGTTACGTAGATAAGAAAGATAAGGGAATTGCATTAAAGATACTTGATATGCTACCTATGTCAGATGAAGCACAATACCTATGTAGTGCGAGAGAAGCTGAAATGGTTAAGCTGGTAAGTAATTGTTATTTGGCTACGAGGGTTGTATTGGCTAATCAATTCTATGACTACTGTGAGAAAAAGGGAGTTGATTATGAGAAGACAATTAAAATGGTTATAAGTGGTGACAAGCGAATTGAACCTAGCCATTGGGAAATATTCCACGAGGGTTATAGAGGTTATAGTGGTTATTGCTTCCCTAAAGATATGGGTGCTGTTATTTGGGATAGTGGAAGTGAGTTATTGAAAAAGGCACACGAAATAAATGATAAATATTTTAAGGGAACAAAGAAATGAGTAGATACCGTGAAATTTTAGAAGAATATTTAAGTAAGTTGAATATAGCTACTGAAAAAGTATTAGACGTTGGTGGTGCTTCAAATCCTATAAAAGATAGGGTTAATTCTTGGGCAGTTGATAATTATGCTATTGCTGATAATGGTTTAGAGAAAGGTGAGTATGAATTTAAGTTTGACCTTAATGGTGATGATTGTGAGTGGTGGGAGTGTGATATTGTATTTTGCCTAGAAGTAATGGAATATATTTACAATCCAGTTAAAGCTATGGAAAATTTATCAGCAACAACTAAGAAAGGTGGAACACTTTACATCACGTTCCCTACACTCTACCCAGTCCATAATCCATATAAGTTTGATTATCTAAGATACACTAAAGAGGGTGCTATCGTTCTATTACAGAAAGCTGGATTTGATGTAGAGGAAATAGTGGCACGTAAGATATATGACGCTAAGCTATATGACAAGCACGTTAAAGCAGAGGGGTATAGAGCCAAAGGTGCTACTAAGTCAGGAACGTTATTTGACGCTGGATATATTATTAAGGCGAAGAAGATATGAAGATAAGTATATTCGTAGCATTAGGGAATATAGGAAATACACCTGACGATTGGCAGTATGCTTGGCGTGAAGCTATTGAGAGTTATTTAGATTT